CATTTTCAGACTTATATCTAAACGATACTATCTGTCCTGATTCTACTAATTGCCAAGTGGTGTTCTTCATATGTCTTTCTTAACGATTCCCATATCTTTACACGCATCTAAGAATTCGTGTTGTCCGTATTCTTTTGCATTATCGATATCTAATGTGTGTTCGTGTCCTTGGTACTTAGAGTCTTTTTGTTCTTCTTCTGTTAGTTCTCTAACTTGTGCAAATTTCCAAGACCAATTATCTTTAGTTCCCTCTGGATATATCATACCGAATTTACCCATATTTAAAATTGTTGGAAACCAATGTATTTTTCTGTCATAATCATAGAAACTTACTTCATTCATCAAGTCTGATGTTGATTCTTGTATTTTCTTTAATGCGTCCGAGTCATTTATATAAAGTGAATTACTCATAAATCCACAATTAAAACAAATAAATGAACTGAAGTTCTCTATTTCTACTCTTTCTTCAAAACATTGTTTGTCACTTAAACAATGTGGACAAGTCATTTTTATCTCTGCCATATTATCCCTTTTTTAGTTTTGGTAATTTTAGTTTCTTTGGTTCTTTTTTCAACGAAGGTAATTTTAATTCAACTGGTTGTGGGATATTTGCCAACAATGGACTAATTATCTCATCTAACTTTTGTTTCATTGATTCGTGTGAAAATAACTCCCTATTAACAATCATTTGCTTTTTTGCTTTAAGTTTGTACTTATCGTAATTGTTATAAACATCTTCCATTAACTTACCTGCCATTCCATAGTTTACCGTAGACCATTCTGCTTCTGGGTTTGCGTAATCTTTTGGAAATGCACTTGCTGGAACTTTTGTCATTTGGTGTGGTATTTGTACGGTATATTCTTTATTTAAGAAATCAGCTTGACCTGTTGATATTGGTGCTATCATAGGTTTACCACTAAATGTTGCTTCTAACATTGGTCTTCCGAATCCCTCTCCGTGAGTAAACGAAACGTGTGCTTTTACTTTCGGGTGATTATACATTTCGTTCATTTCTTTGTCTGATAAATCTCCGTGTAGTAAATATACGTTTGGTAATTTATCTGCTTTCATACTATCTTTTACCAAGTTTATTTTTTTCATCATTTCATTTCTGTCCATAATGGAAAATCCTGCTCCACTTGTTTTCAATATAAGTGCTGGTGGATTCTTTTTGTTTTTAAACATAGTGTAGAATACTTTTAACATCATACCGATATCTTTTCTGTCTTCTCCGAGATTACCACTTAACCAATGTCCTACAAATAGAAAACAAAAGTCTTCTTTGATTTTGGAAAACTTCTGATTTAACTTTTCTGATATTTCTTTTGTTTCTTTGTATATATTTGTATCTGCTCCTTCAAACAATACATCACTTGATTTTTCTAATTTTAGTTGTCCTACAACTTGTTTTGTTTTGTTGTCCAATTTATCAAAATTAACATTGGTAAATGCACTTCTTGAAAACTCAGATGTAAATATTGTCATATCCATACGATTACAACCCTCTACCCAACTTGCTGGTGGTATCGTGTGTTCAATACCTGCGGTCATACCGATATTTCTTTTTCCGATTGCCTGAAACTCATTTGGTATTACGATATGTAAATGTAAGTCTGGTTGTTTTTCTAATGAAGGTTGTCTTAAAATTCTTTTATCAATTTCTTGATGAATAGGATTATTCTTTTCTAAAGCAGTTGGTGGTGTATTCCCCCAACGAACTGATTGTATTCTAACATCATACTTATCCAGTTCGATTAATGCTTGACAAATATCTCGTGAGTGGTTTCCGTATCCACTACGAGTCTGTACTGGTGCCGTAACTAATATCATTGGTTTTATCATACTTTGTATACCTCGTATCTTTCTCTTGGTTGAAACTTATCAAGTGCTGTGTTCATATGGTCCATAAATAATCCACACATAGCTCTTGCACTCATCATTGCGTCATCACCACATACAAATTCATATCCTTTGAATCCACATTCTTCTCTTTCTTCTGATGACAATTCATACCATTCTTGGATTCTGTCTGCAACTTCTATCCAATCTGCTCTATCATCAAAAATGTATGGTGTTGGTGGTGAACCTTGTAATGAACGAGTCTTAGGCCATACTGGTTTCACCCATTCACCCCAAGTTAATTCTTCATTGTTTTCCCACTTTCTCCAATCGTGTAGTGAGTGGATATCTTTGTAGTCTTGGTAAGTAATGAATTTATCTTTTAATCTAAATCCACATTGGTCTTGTAAACCACCCGTAACATTTACAATAATTGGTGTTCCACACATTAGACTTTCACAAGTTCCTAATCCGAATCCCTCATTTGATGCAATATTAATCGTTACATCTGCTATGTTGTATAGATAATTTAGATGTTGATTGGATAGTTTTTGTGTAGAGAATATAATGTTTAAGTCTGGACACAATTCTTTAACAACTGCTGGCAAATCTGTTCCGTTTCCGTCAACTGGTTGAGTATGTAATATATAAGCAACCTTATCTCTTTTTTCTTTTGGTAATTTATCTGCAAATTCCTTAAATGCCAGAATACTATCGGAAGTCATCTTTCTTCTGATGTTTCTATTGTTGTAGAATAAACAAAAGTCTATTTCTTTTCCTTTGAACAATTCAGACTTCATTTTGTTCATTTCTAATCTTTCTTTTTCATTCTTAACTGGATAGAAGTATTTTTCATTTATTCCGTGTGGAACATAAGTTGAATCCCAATCTGTTCTCTCTTTATTTTGACAAACATTTTGGACAATGTTGTGTGTTTGTTTTGATATGTTCATAATCAAATCACAACTTTCATAGAATGGTTCGTTCCACCTCGGATAAGGTAAATCGTCCCAAATGTTATAATAAAATATAGGACATTGTTGTCTTACTTCGTGTTCCATATCATACAACCAACCCCAAAATCTTGGGTCTGTGTAGTGTAGAATAGCATCTGGCTTTTCTGTTTGGATTAATGTTCTTAATAATTCTTGACTTCCGTAACCATCAACTGGATATAGTTTTAAATAGGCGTCTTCAACACCAGTTTCTTTTCTTGTTGCTTCATTTAAATCAACTATCTTTCCTCCGTCGGGGTGTTTGATTGCTCCAGCGACTTGGACCCAATCATACTCTTTAATGGTTCCCATAACAATCTCTCTTGACATTGTTCCGACACCACTTGACATTCTTAAATCGTCTGATAGTAAAATGATTTTTTTCTTTTTCTTTTCTGTAACCTTTTTAAGTTTTGGTAAATCCATAGAACCTCTTTCTTATATTAATATTTAGAACCACTTTCCTCTAAGTTGTCGTAGTCCATAACTTTTTTTGCAAACTCTTCATCGTAAACAAATAAATCTAAACTACGATTTACTAATTTCTGTAATGAAAAGTCATCTCTTATTGACTTCTCTCTGAACTTCTTGTAGAGTTCGTCAATGACTTTTACTGATGTTAATTTTTCTTCTTTCATACTTCCTCTAATATATACATATATATTAATAAATAGTTAGTTCAACCTAAAATAACGAATTTTTTATTTATTTTTTTACAATATTCTAATGCTGATTTTGTTCCGTTGGTAATGATATCATCTTTGATAAATGCTACCACTTTATCTGAATACTTTACTAAATCTTTATTTCGTTTGTGGTAATAACCTACATTATATGGTTTACCATAATTGAATGCTTCTAAAACACAATGAATATTGTGCGTTTCGTGTTGTGGTGGAAACTCTGAATAATCTAATCCAAATTCTAATGCAAATCTCTTGGCATATTTATCTGCTCCGTCTTTGGCACCACCACTAACAATCTGTATATCTTTATGTTCCATTTTTAATCTAAACATAAAGTTCTGAATGTTTTTTTTGTTGGTGTAGTTTCTACTACCTATGATTGCTATTTTCATCATCGTTTCTCTTTTGTTTTCTTTTAAGTATAGTTGAGTTATCACGAGTGACAAATAAGTATTTTTTATGGAAATCTTTTATACCCTCTAAAATACCTGTTTTTGGGTCTTGGTAAAGACACGCAAATCTATAATATTGCATAAATGGTATCTTTAGTTTTTCCTTTAACTTTTCATCTAAGTCATCTGGTCTAATGTCATACCAAATAAAATGATTTCCATCATCAAATGGTTCTGGGTGAAGACTTAATTTAGTTCCATACTCGCCCGTTGATTTCCAATAACTTATAAAATCTTTTAATACACTTAAGTCGACTGCCTCATACTCTCTATCATACCAGAAGTATAATGGAAAATTTACACCTTGCATTTCTGAAGATTGTTTTACTTTCATCAGTTCTTGGAATACTTCCTGTTCGAAGTCTGTTGCTAAAAAGTCCGTTACTTTAATTCTTAAACTTGGTTCTATCATTTTTTGTTCCTATCACATAAGTCTGATTTATCTTTGAACTCACAATACTTACAATTCTTTGCTGAAGCCATTTTCACATATTCTTTGTTGATAACTTTACCTTTGTCATCATAACAATCATCTATGAACTCTTGTAACCTTGCCATAACTCTATTGACACTTGGTTTTCCACTTGCTGGTGAAAACGACTGAAGTCTTTTTTGTGGATACATCATATTTTCATATAGTCTTCTTTTCAGAATAAAGTATTCCACATCAATCTTGTCTTCTGATATCTCTAATTGTTTAGACATAAAGTGTTTATACAACAACAACTGATTGGTTTTGTTCTTGTCGGCTTTCATATATTTATTCCAACCCATTGTAGAAGTCTTGATATCAATAATTTTCATACGACCAGTTTTCTTGTCGTGTAGAACAACATCCATAAAACCAACAAATCTCATATCTTGTGGTAATTCGAAGTTAAGGTTCATCTCGATACCGACTAATTCAGTATCTTTCTTTTTGAAATGACTACCTTTTCGTTTCTTAAATTCTTCAATGATATCCAACCCGTCTTTGTAGAACTCTGCCATTTCCTCTTTGGTAACTTCAAAGTTATCTTTATGTCGTTCTGATGATTGTTTGTAGTTTTCTTTCATACGATACAATAGAATATCATCTAATGGTAAAGCATCTGCTTCTTTGATTGTTCGTTCATAATAACAAACTAAATATGCTTGAATAGTTTCGTGTAGTGCCGAACCGAATATTGTAAAAATATTACCTGTAAATGTTCCAACTTTATCTACATAATTGAGTTTCCACATTTGTGGACACTTATCCCATTGTGAAAATTGACTATAACTTATTTTGCCCATTTGCCTCTTGCTACGACTTGTGCCATAACCCCATAATTTGATACATCTGAAAAACTATCAGTTACGGGTTCACCCTCAACTGAATTTGTTCCATTTCTCATCAATAATGTTTTCATTCTTTCTATCTTGTCGTTCATTCTAAACCAAATACCCAACAATGATAACTTAATATCTTCTGGTGTTTTTAGAATAGTTCCTACTGCAATATTTTGTGGACCATAATCATATTGTTTTCTACAAAACAATTCATATTGGTCTTGTTGAATCTTTTTAAATTCTGATGTCATTTCAGGATAAGTTTTTTCCATATACCCAACGACATCTGTTGGTTCTCTTTCAAAATCAAGAGCCGAATCTGGTAATCCCTTTGGTGTGTCTTTAATCATTATTTACTCCATATTTTTTTTAGTTGCTTTTCGTCTACACCATACTTTGATATAATCGAATATACGACATCTTTACCCATAATGTCAAGCGTTTTCTCAATATTTTGTGAACTTTCTTCAAAGTGTTGACATAATATATCCATAGCCCACTTTTCTATCTTGGATTTCTTTTTAGATTTAGTATATCTTAAGTATGTATTTCCTCTTGGTAGTAGATTTGTATAGAATTGATAAATTGTCTTTGGTTTCAATTCCCAATATTGTTGTATTTCATTTACAACTTCTATCCACTCGGCTTTCATTGATAAAAATCTATGCACCATATAATTAGACCAAGTCTTTTTATCGGCGTCTGTAATGTTGTCCCAATAATGTTGGTTCTGAACATTAGTGATTTGTTTTATGTGGTCAAATAGTGTTTTTGTTTTCATAGTGAATAACCTTAGATATAAATAAGTATCTTTTAATAATCTGAAAATGTAATTTATTTAGTATTGATTTGTCATTTCTGTTCTTTGAAATGAAACTTTATGTCTATCGTAATCCATACTATCTAAATAAAGTTCATTAACTTCATCAGAGTATTTGTACTTACTAACATCATCTTTAATATAAATGTTATTTCTTGCAGCAAAATCTAAATTGTCTGTGTCGTCAAATAATTTCTTATCATCTTTACCAAACTTAAACCCATACTTAACATCAAGCTCAAAGTCATCTCCATTAGACTTAAGGGAAAAGTTACAATTAAAGTGTGAGTCTTTTAGATTGTATCCTTTAAAATTATCTCTGATAACAAAATTAATATTAGATTTATTCGTTGTGTTTACCATTACCCAAGCAAATCCTTTGATGGTTTTAATGATTTCATTTTCAATAGTATCGACAATATTATTTTTATAGTCATCTAATAGTGTGCGGTGTTCTTTAGGTAGTAAAAAATCTTTACTGAATATACTATCGTCCATTTCATCTTTTAATTCTACTTGCATATCCCCAACTTGTAAAGAGTTCTCTCTAATTCTTGCTCTGTAATATGGTGGTTTTCCACCCTTTTCTTTTGGTGTGGCATATGAGAAATCGTCTCCTATCAATTCATCACCCTCTTTTGTAAATTGAAATGACTTTAACATTACCTCTATGAAGAATGCTTTCAAATGTCTAATCATTAATGTGTTTTTAGTATCATTTGAAACCCAAGAGTTCAACATAGTTTTTTCCTTTGAAACCTCAAAATCATCTCTATAAACATCTAATGGTGTATGGTCTAATATATCTGTTGATTGCATTAAGTTCAATAATCCATTGTTTCCAAAGTATTTGTGGTTGTCGTATAGGAATTTTAATTGTAACATAAAGTCCATATGATTTTCTTTTGGATAACCTGGTATCCAATTTGCATTATAAAATACATTACTCTCGTGAGCAGATTTTAAGAAATGACTAACATCATCTGAACTTTGGTTTTTTTCCATTAGTGCTAATATCTTATTCACTCCATTTTCTACACCAACATTCATATAATTTAATCCAACATTAACTGCTTTTGTCAACAATTCTCCGTTTAACTTCTTGTGTGTTCTGAAGTGTCCACCCCAATACATTTTTGATATGTTTCCATTATCTATTTCTTCTTGTAACTTATCTACAAATTTTTTAAAATTAGGCATTGACCCATTAATCAATGAATCAGTAAACCAAAAGTTATTAATACCAGTCTGTTCTTCCAATCCTCTCATTTCATCAACAATTTTTTCATTGTTTTTGTATCGGTATAGTCTTGTTTCACTACAAAATGTACATTTAAAAGTGCAACCCCTTGAAGTTTGCATAGGTAATGTAACCTCTAAATCAAACAACTCTGCTAATCTTTTATAATCATCTATTACATCGGTATCCCAACTTGGTATTTCCAATTCATTAAGGTTTTGTGGTAATACACCACCATTGAATACTGGCTTTCTACCACTACGACCCCTTTTCAACACTGTAGGAAAACTTGGTGTCATTTTATCCCAACGATAAATACCCTTTACATTTTCGTAGTGTCCGTCTTCCACATAACGATTTACTAAATCAGCAATAATTTTTTCCCCATCACCTGAACCACAAGCTATATCTACAAACTCTCTATAATTATCATTTTCAACTAATCCACTACAATCAGAATACCAAGAGTATGGGCCACCATACCATATCTGAATCTTTGGATTTTTTTGTTTTACATATCTAGCTATGTAATCTGTTGTTACTATATTTGACGTGTAAGTTGTGAATGCCACGACATCATACTCTGCTAATTTATCTATGTATTCGTGCCATAAATCTTTGAAGTAAGGTAATATTTCAGTTTGAAAGTTTGCTTCAGAGTTCCAAGGTTTATCATTACCCCAATCCCAAAACTTTTCTATATTTTTTTCTTTAGTATGAATTGATGATAGTATATTTAAATCAATTTGTTCTACAACGACATCTTTATTATTGATGTGTGATTTTAAACTACCGATTGCAAATGAAGGTGTTTGAACTGACCATTGTGGACATATACATAGTGCTAATTTCATACAAAGCAATCTCCCAACATCCAAGTTATTAGTGAGTGTCTCGTTCCCTTTGTGATTGGTGTAACTCTATGCGATAAGAATGCTGGAAAGATAGTTATACTACCTCTCGTTTTCTTTGCTGTATAATTATTTTTACCTGTTTCGTCTGTGATACCGAACTCTAAATCTCCACCCTCATAGTTTGTTTCATCTGACAACTGAACAATGGCTGTTAGTTTTCTTGTGGAAGTTTCTTTTGCTCCACTATCTGTATGCCATTTGTATTTACCACCAACACCATACTTTAATATTTTTACTGATTCTAATTCTTGTATATTGTATTTAAATATAGAGTGATTTGCTAATTCAAATACCATTTTTAATTTATTGTTTAGTTTTTCGTCATTGATTTTGACTTCTTGGTTGTCACGAACCTCTTTGTTCGTAATGTTATCGTCATATTTACCAGCAAGTTCTGATATCGTTGGTTCTTTTCTTTCAAGATACCTCATCAACTTTATACATTGTTCGGTTGATAAGAAGTTTTCTTTATGAACTACAAATTCAAATGTATCGTTTTGTATCATACGAATGTATCTCCTACTCCCCAACACACACAAGAATATCTATTACCTTTCGTAATTGGTGATACTCCGTGTCCTGCAAATGATGGATGTATTATTAACTTTCCTACTTCTGGTTCAATTGTTGTCCCGTCAAATAAACTAAATACTCCACCCTCATAATCTGTATTTAAAAATACAATACAAGTTAGTTTTACTGAACTAAAATTCTTTATCGGGTGAAAGTCTGAATGTTGATTATACCAATCTCCTATGTCGTATCGGTGTGCTTGTAGTCTGTTGTCGTAAATACCTTTAATGTTATATTTGTAGATTGTTTGGTCTGCTATTTTTATAGCTGTCCAAAACTTATCGAGATATTTTTGTTCTTCTGTTCTACTAATGTTTAACATACAAACTTCATCTTTCATAACTGGTTCATCTTGCCAAGTGGGATTTACTCCGCCCGTATAATGTCCTTGTTTTCTTTCGGATTGTTCATCAATATATTTGATAAAGAAATCACAATCCTCTTGTGAAAAGAAATTACTTTTTTCAACTACCCATTTGAAGTTTTGATTCAACTTCAAAGCTTCCATATCTATTGGTTTATACATTGTTATCCTTATTTGAAATGGTCACCGATAAATAACTCTTGAATTACATATCGTTTACCTTTACTAACTGGCACTACATTATGACATAGGAATGCCGGAAATAATGTTAATGAACCTTTTAGTTTGTTCATCGAGTACCACTCTTTTGTATCTTTATCTTGGATACCGAATTGAACATCTCCACCCTCGTATTCACTTGGGTCTGTCAATTGAACAATTCCTACTAATTTTCTTACTGAACAAGTTCCTGCATTAAAGTCTGTATGCCAACCATAGAATCCACCCTTTTGATATTCTATTAACTTTAACTCATTGTCACACGCATCAATGTCAAAGTGAAATACACTATCATTGACAATGTTTGCCATTTGAAACATCTTGTCTTGTAACCATTTCCAATCTTTATTGGTCTTATCTGGTCTGAACTCATTGTCTTTCTGTTCACATAAATACCACTCATTAGTTTTTCTAATCTCTGGCATAACTGCGTTTTTACCTTGTTCATCTCCGACACAACCAATCACATCTTGTTCTGATTCCATTATGTCTTTTTTTAATTC